GTACAAAAGCGGATGCTAGTATACAAGGAAATAATAATGCTGGTGTAATAAATCCTAAAATTAGAAAAAATAAAGTTGTATGGCTTAATGAACGTGATGATTTAGGTTGGATGTATGAACGTTTAGTAGCAACTATTGCAACTATTAATGAACAATACTTTAAGTTTGATTTGTATGGATTTTGTGAAGACATACAATTTACAGAATATGGACCAAAAGGTGACCATTATAAACAACACATGGATAAAGTATTATATGGTGTTTCAAGAAAACTATCTATAGTAGTTCAATTGACAGACCCTAAAGAATATAAGGGTGGAGAGTTACAAATATTTGAAGGTGGAGAACCTCTTGTTATTAAAAAGCAACAAGGTATGGCTACTCTCTTTCCATCATATATGTTACATCAGGTAACACCAGTCACTAAAGGTATGCGTCATACATTAGTGATGTGGATAGCAGGTAAAAACTTTAAATGATTAAACAGTTAAAAGATAACAATTATTTATTTATAGACAATTTTATTACCCCTGATAAAGCAAGTAAAATGTATAAGCAATTTCAGGATGATGCTAAAAACTTTCCTGAATCATTTGTTAAAGATGAGCAATGCCCTAAGTCATTAGCAATATATAACTATAGATGGGTACTTGGGTTATTAGCAGAAAAAGTTGCATTTATGAATCAAGTAGTACGCGAACCTTTATTACCTACTTATGCTTACTCAAGAATATATGCCAAAGGTGAAGTGTTAAAGAAGCATAAAGATAGACCAGCTTGTGAAGTAAGTGTTACTTTAAATCTTGGCGGTGATAAAGACTGGGATATATTCTTTACTAAACCTAATGGTGAAGTAGTTAGTCAAAACTTAAAGCCAGGACAAGCTGTTATATATCTTGGTATGCAATCTGAACATTGGCGAGATACCTACAAAGGTAAGCATTATGGACAAGTATTTTTACATTATGTTAGATTAAATGGAGAATATTGGAATCATTGTTTTGACAAGGCAAGATAATAGTTTTTATAATTTATATTAAGGAATAGTATGGTTAAGACGGATGTAGAAGCAAGGCTATCAACACATGAAGAGGTCTGTGCCCTTCGTTATGAACAAATCAATGCTCGTCTTAAAAGGTTAGAACAAATCCTTTTAGGTACTGCTGGGTTTGTCATTATATTCCTTTTAACTCAATTTGTAAATTTAGCTAAATAGGATGTTATTAACTAAGCAGAACTTGCGTAAACTTTATGCCTGTTTTGTTAAACTACCTCCATTTAATTTATACCCAATGCCAGCATCACATAAAGTTAATTTTGGAGTTATAGATACAGATGGAGAAGTGTTAGGGTATTTTCATACACACCCTACAAGAATAGAACTAGATGTAGCCAATGATTCTTTTTTAAAAGTATCTGAAACACTTATGCACGAAATGATCCATTGTATGCTATGGAACAATGGACATAGTGATTATGATAAGCATTCAGTTAAGTTTAAAAAGTATTCAAAGATGGTTTGTGATGAGTATAACTTTAATTTAGAGGAATTTTAATGGATCCAATAACTATATTATCTGCATTCTTACCAGTTGCTATGGATTTAGGTAAGTCTCTTATTAATAAGTTTGTAGCACCTGATGTGTTTAAACCAGCTACCATTGAACAATATACTCAAATGAAGTCTATTGATTTAGAGTTCTTTAAGGTTATGAATGAGGTTGGGGCAGGGAATCCGTCTTACCCTTGGGTAGAAGCCATAGTTAGATTGATGCGTCCTATAATAGGGGTTCTTGTGCTTTCTACATGGGTATATACGATATGTACAGGACAACCAAGTGATGAGGTTAATAACTTTGCTAGTGCAGTTGGATTCTACCTCTTTGGAGAACGCAGTTTGTTCTATATTAAGAAGAAATGAAGCTAACTCCTAATTTTAGTTTAGAAGAACTTACATTTAGTCAGGTAGCATCAAGAAGAGGGATAGATAATACCCCTCCTGCTAAAGTAAAAGATAACTTAGAAAGACTTGCTTTATTCTTAGAACAAGTCCGTAAAATAGTTAATAAACCCATATCCATAAGTTCAGGATATAGATCGAGAGAAGTCAATGAATCAGTGGGCGGAAGTAAAACATCACAACATTGTGAAGGGTGTGCAGCTGACTTTAATGTCAAAGGAATGTCTCCTGATGCTGTGGTTAGAGCCATTGTTACTGCTAACATTAATTACGATCAGGTTATATTAGAATTTGATAGTTGGGTACACATATCTATTCCAACTGTTAAAGGTAGTACTCCTAGAAAGCAAGCTTTAATTATAGATAATAAGGGGAAAAGAGACTTTAAATGAAGAAAACTCCTACAACTAAACTGGGTAAACAAAAGAAGATTGGTAAGGTAATGAGTGAGTATAAAGCAGGTACACTCAATACTGGTTCTAAAAAAGGTCCCATTGTAACATCTAAGAAGCAAGCAATTGCTATTGCACTATCACAAGCAGGTATGTCTAAAAAGAAAAGGAAATAATTATGCCTATGGTCGGAATGAAGAAATTTGCTTATACAGAAAAAGGTAAGAAAGAAGCTAAAGAGTATGCTAAGAAAACAGGTAAGAAAATGGCTGCTAAACCTAAAAAGAAAGCTATGAAGAGTGGCTACTAAACCAGGATTATACGCTAACATTAATGCTAAAAGAGCACGAATTAAAGCGGGTTCAGGTGAGAAGATGCGAAAGGTAGGGGCTAAAGGTGCTCCTACTGCTAAAGCGTTTAAACAATCATTAAAGACGGCTAAAAAGAAATGATAAAAAAAGGTAAAGAAACATTTGCTGGTTATAACAAACCTAAGAAGACTCCTAGTCATCCTACAAAAAGTCATGCAGTTGTCGCTAAGGTAGGAGAAACAGAGAAGTTAATTAGGTTTGGTCAGCAAGGTGTTAGTGGTGCTGGATCAGCCCCTAAAACGGATGCAGAGAAAGCAAGACAAAAGTCATTTAAAGCAAGGCACGCTAAGAATATAGCAAAGGGTAAGATGTCAGCAGCATATTGGGCTGATAAGGTTAAATGGTAAGAAATTAGTTGACAAATTACCATTCTTATGGTATAATTGTTATATACACTGGGAAAATTACACATGACTTATTTAGAAATTGTCAATAAGGTTTTAAGAAGACTTAGAGAGCAAGAGGTTCAATCTCTTACTGCTAATACTTATTCTACGCTTATTGCTGACTTAGTTAATGAAGTTAAAAGAGATGTTGAGAATGCTTGGAATTGGAGTGCTCTCAGAGAAACTATTACAGTAGCTACGGCTGCTGATCTCTATAACTATACATTAACAGGTTCAGGTACACGCTTTAGAATTATTGATGTTATTAATGATAGTTCTAATTTCATTATGCGTCCTGCTACAACTAGAGAATATAACTCACAATTCTTAGTAGGTGAGTTTTCTAAGGGTGCCCCAATATCTTATAACTTTAATGGAGTTACTTCTACTGGTGATACACAAGTAGATGTATTCCCTATCCCTGATGCAGTATATAATTTAAGATTTAATATGGTTATCCCACAAGATGACCTTGCACTTTCTACAGATACACTTCTTATCCCTGCACCTTTAGTTATTGAAGGAACAATAGCAAGGGCTATCTCTGAAAGAGGTGAGGATGGTGGCTTTATGGAACAAGAACAAAGATTTAGAAGTGTCCTTGCTGATTATATAGCAATTGAATCAGGACAAAGAGCTGAAGAAACTATTTGGTATCCTAGATAATGGCTGGACCATTAAAAACTACTAGTATATCTGCACCTGGATTTATGGGTTTAAATACTCAAGATTCAGGAGTTACTCTTGAGAGTGGGTACGCTACTGTAGCTAACAACTGTGTTATTGATAAATATGGTCGTTTAGGTGCTAGAAAAGGTTGGGATCTTTTAACATCTCCAACTAATGCTGTAGTTACAGGAAGTATTTCAACTACTACTCTAACAGTTAGTGCGGTTACTTCAGGTACACTATCTATTGGTGTTGTGTTATCAGGTACTGGTATCACTGCAGGAACTACAATTACTGCCCTAGGTACTGGTACTGGTGGTACTGGAACATACACAGTGAGTGCATCACAAACAGTTTCAAGTACAACAATCACTGCGTCTAATCCATTAACTGCAGGTACTTATATAGAGTCTATATTTGAGTTTAAAACAGTTGGTGGTTCTATCTCATATTTATGTTCAGGTGATGGAAAGTTATTTTCTACCACTGACAATATTACTTTAACAAGAAAATATGTGTTTGGTGCTGATTCAGGTGGTCCTGTAGCATTAAGTACTCAACCTACATATTCAAGCAATAGATGGCAGTGGGCTGCTCTTCCTGAAGGTAGTGGAGGTGCTGCAGAATCTTACGCTTTTGCTGCACAATCAGGTAGTATACTCCTTGTATATAGAGAAGGAGCTCATAGTGGTCCTTTTGTATTCCAAAGAGTTGGTACAGACTATGGTACAGCCCCTACAGGTGTTTCTACATTTGATCCTGATACAGTATTAGCAGCATTTGGTAGAGTATGGGTTGGTGGAATAACAGATAATAAAACAACTGTATTTTATAGTAAATTATTAGATGGGGCTGCATTTTCAGGGGCAGGAAGTGGGTTATTAGATATTGGTGGTGTAGTAGGGCAAAATGATGAAATTGTATCAATTGCACAACATAATAAATATTTAGTCATCTTCTGTAAAAATAACATTGTAGTTTATCAAGGTGCTAATGATCCTACAACAATGACATTAGCTGATACTATTAAAGGTGTTGGATGTATTGCAAGAGACTCAGTACAAAATACAGGTAATGATTTAGTATTCTTATCTAAGAGTGGTGTTAGAAGTTTAAACAGAACCATTCAAGAAAACTCTATGCCTTTAAGAGAACTATCTCTTAACATTAGAGATGACTTAGTAGGGTACTTAACTGTAGAAACTTTAAACAATATTAAAAGTGCTTACTTTGAAAGAGATGCTTTTTACTTAATTACATTCCCAGGATCAAACACAATGGTTTATTTTGATCTTAGGAATATTCTTCCTAATGGGGCAGCAAGAACTACTATTTGGAATAATAATGCTGGTATAACTTATAAAGCATTTTGTGCTACAGAAGATAGAAAACTTCTTTTAGGTGTACCAAATGGTATTGCAGAGTATGCTGGATATTTAGATAACACTGCATCATATACAATGAAATATTATACATCTAATTCAGATTTAGGTGCTCCAACACAAGCAAAACTACTTAAAAAAGCTAATTTAGTTGTTATTGGTAGTGGAGACCAAGACTTTGCTTTTAAGTATGGTTATGACTATACATTAAACTATTTATCTGTAAGTGTACTACAAAATTTAGGGGCTGCTTCATTTTCTAAATATAATACAACAGCAAAGTATAATATAAGTAAATATGCTTCAGTAGGTATTGGTGTTAATTCAATTTCTATGCCGTTATCAGGATCAGGAAAAGTGATTCAATTTGGGGTTGAGGCTACAGTAAATAATAACGCAGTATCAATACAAAAAATAGATGTCTATCTTAAAACAGGGAAAATCTTATAATGTCTAACTATACCAAAACCACTAACTTTCTTGCTAAAGATTCTTTACCTGAAAATGATTCAGGAAAGATTATTAAAGGATCTGAGTTTGATACTGAATTTAATGCTCTTCAAACAGCTGTAAATACTAAAGCTGACTTAGCTTCTCCTGCTCTTACAGGTGTTCCCACAGCTGCAACTGCAACAGCAGGAACTAATACTACACAATTAGCAACAACAGCTTTTGTAACTGCTGCAGATACAGCTATTCTAGCAGCAAATAATACTTTTACAGGTACACAAACATTTAAAGATAATAAATTTGAGATAACAGATGATTCAGATGCTACTAAGAAGTTAAACTTACAGCTTAGTGGAATTACTACAGCAACAACTAGAACTCTTACAGTTCCTGACAAAAATGGTACTATTGCAACAACTGCTGATTTAATTCAAGGTGCTCCATTAAATACTGATTCTAATACGATTGTATCAGGTTCTTATGCTGTAACTTCTAGCACAACTATTACAATTACAGCTACAAATACTTTTGCAGTTGGACAAACTGTTTATATTACATTTACTAATACATCAGGTAGTGCTTTAACAGCTGGTGATTTTACAATTGTAACTGCTTCAGGAAGTTCATTTACTATTACTTATGGCAGTTCTGTTACATCTGCTGGTACTTGTGTAACTACTAGATATGGTTTAATTAGTGTAGCTACTTCTACAGATGCAACTGCAGCATCAAGCAATACAAAAGCAATAACCCCTGCTACATTAAAAGCAGGTTTAAATGCTTCAGGAAGTGCTCCGATATATGCTCCAAGAGCTTGGGTATCTTTTGATGGTACTCGTGATAGTTCAGGAGCAACTACTACTGCATTAACAAATAGATTTATTTATGGTAGTGGTAATGTTTCATCAGTATTAAAAACTGCTACAGGTACTTATACAATTACATTTACAACTGCTATGCCTAGTGCTAATTATCTTGTTGTTACATCTACAACTAATACAACAACTAGTACTTACCAAGTCAGTGCTCCAGTTCAGGCAACTCTTGCAGCAGGGTCTTTCCAAATGAAAACAGGTGCAGGAGATACTGGTAATGAGACTGACAGACCTATTGCAGGTGCAGTAGTATTTATATAGTGATTAAAGTAGAATATGCTAACCTTCTATATAAGATATATGGAAGTCCTAAAGAAGGTAAAAGAAAGTTCTTAGAAGAAGCACTGACTTGGGACTATTACCCAGTTTATCGTAATAATGATACAATTGCTTTATTCGTAGTAAAAGGTAATAGAATACATTGTGGATGTCTTCCTGAATACAAAGGTAAGTGGTTTCCAATGAAGATGTATAAACGACTTGTTAAGAATATAGTCTTAAAATATGGAAGAGCTGAAACATCTACTTTTCCTGAAACAAAAGAGTTCGTAGAAAGACTTGGGTTTAAGGAAGTAAGTAGGAATGAGAACATTATTAATTTTATAAAGACAGAGGTTTAATATGAGTTTTATTACAGATGCACTTGGACTAACAGGGAATGATCCAGTACAAATTGCTCCTTATGAGGCATCCCCTGTTACTACAACAACAGGAAATGTTACTCCAGCAGGTAAGGGGGGAGTAACTACTCAATTATCTCCTGAATTACAACAGTTCTATGACTTCTATCTCAAGTCAGCTATGGCTAATATGCCTACAGCACAGTCACAAAACTTTGCTAATGCAGTAGGTCAGTATGGTCAGAGTATGTTTGGACAAGCTGCTAATTTAGACACTGGGGCTATGACTTCTGATTACTACAATAGAGTTTTAGCTGGATTAACTCCACAAAGAGAAGCAGAGAATGTTTCTTTAGCTAATACCTTATTCTCACAAGGTCGTACTGGAGCTGGAGCTGGTGTTGAAGGTGGCTATGTAAACCCTGAACAATTTGCTTTATTGAAAGCAAGAGAACAAGCTAATGCTGGTATTTATTTAGGTGCTGAAGACAGAGCTAGAGCCATTCAACAAGAGAAGCTACAGAACTCTTTAGGGTTCGTAGGACTAGGTAATGAACTTAAAGCATCAGGATATGCCCTTCCTACATCATTATTTGGTACTGGTGTACAACTAGGTCAAATTAATAACCCATTAATTGCCCCAGCACTCACTGGTGGTCAATATGTTACTAATGTTAATACACAAAATGCTCAATACCAAAACCAAGCTATGCTGGGAGACCAAGCATTCTTAGGTGGACTCTTTAGTTCATTTATGGGTTCTTCAAATCCATTAGGTTCATTTAGTAATTTATTTAGTAGTGCTCCTGCAACTGGTGGGGGTTATTCTACAGGTGGTTATGGTGGCTCTATGACAAGCACTGCTCCATCCTCAGGTGGATTAAGACTCAAATAATAATTTAAGGAAAAATCATGGCTGGAATCGTACCTAGTTTATTTGGACCAACTCCTGAAGACTTAATGTCTTTAAGGAGAAAAGAAGAATCTCAAGCAATACAACAAGCAGGTGCATCACTTGGTCCTAGAGGGGCTGCAGGTGCTGCCCTTGGTACTGCTTTAGGTAGAGGTGTCAATGCTTTATTTGGTTTAGAAGACCCTGAGATTAAAAAAGCTACTGATGTATATGCTATCCTTAGAACTACACAACAAGACTTAGGTGTAGATGCAACTGATCCAACTAAATTATACCCAGCATTACAAGCTAATTTTGCTAATGCAGGTTATGGTGACATAGCTGAAAAAGTATCTACAGAAGGTGCTGCTAAGATAGTTGATTGGCAAACCAAACAAGCTACTATTAAACAAAAAACTTTTGATCTACAACAAGATCAAGGTGCTAAAATAGCTTTACAAGACTTAAATGCTAAAGCTGCTAAAGAAGGTAGAACTCCTACTACTGAAGAGATTATCAACACACTCTCAACTTATTTACCTGCTGAAAAACTTGCTCCATTACTTCAAACTTCTGCTGATAAACAAGCATGGAGAGATGTAGAAGAAAGACGCATGATAATGGCTCATGAAGATAGAATACAAGCTGCTAAAGATAGAAGAGCTGATGCTAAAGAATTAAAAGCAATTGACCTTGCTAATCAAAAAGAATTAGCAACTTTAAAAGCTACTCTTAACCCTAAAGGTGGTTCATCATCTGTATATGAAAGAGGTTATGCAAATAACTTTGTAACATCTTCAGCTGAGCTTGTACCTGCTTCATCTAATTTAAACATCTTAACTCAAGGTGGTGTATCTCCTATTACAGCAGGTGTATTTACTAACCTTAAAGGTACTGGACTTCTTTCAGCTACTGGTGCTGCATTTGGTACTATAATTACTTCTCCTGAAGCTGGTCAATATGAATCAATTATGCTTCCAGTGATACAAAACATTGGTACAATGCAAAATGCTGGTAGAAGAACTACAATTGCTCAGTTAGAGAATTTAAAGACTGCGTTAATTGCTAAACCAGGACAGCCTTATATTGTTCAAGTACAAAAGATGGGTGAACTTCGTCAGATTGCTGAAGCAGCAACTGAAGCAGCTTTAGTTAATCCAGCTCTTTCTGATGAACAAAAAGCATTAGTAAAAGGTAACTTAGAAAAAGTTAAACAAGCAATTCCATTCACTGGTGCAGATGTTGCTACATTTAGTGTTTATTCTAAGAAGAATCCTACTGTTAAGTTTAAAGATTGGCTTAAAGTTAATGGCTCTGACAAAGAAGAACTCGGTAAAGCACCTCAAGCTGCATTAGATAAGTTAACTCAAAACCCATCACTAGCCCCTGCATTTAAAGCTAAGTATGGTTATTTACCTGAAGGAACTAAATAATGGCTGAAGCAAATCCGTTTGACGAGTTAGAAACAACTACTCCTACAGTAGAAGTTAATCCATTTGATGAGTTTGATAAGCTTCCTGAGGCTCCCTCAGCTACATTAGAGTCTGTAATAGAACAAACTACTCCTAGTGGTTTCTTTGATCCTACAGCACCACAAGACTTTAGTCTTAAAAATGTAGCCGTAGGTGCAGGTATTGGTGCTGGTGTAGGTACTTTAATAGGTGGTTTTCCATTTGGTACATTAGGTGGAGCTATTTCAGGTGCTACAGGTACAGGTGCTGGTGAAGTCTCTCGTACTATGGGTGCTTCTCCTGCTTCTCAAATAACTACAGAATTAATTGCTGGTGGTCTTCCAAGTGCCATTAAAAAGTTTGGTACTAAAGCATTAGGTTTAGTAACATGGAAAGGCGAAAGACTTTCTAATATGCTTAAAAGTACTTCAGATGAAGAGTTTGCAGCTTTAGTTGCTAAAGAAAAAACATTTGGAACTCCTACATTTAAAGGTTTGTACACTACAAAGAACTCAGATCAAATTC